TTTAATGCTACACTTATATAAGTTTGGTCTACACCAGATAAACTTATACTCAAAGTGTTTTTAGTAGGCACATTTGTCTCACTTATATCTGTAATGCTTTTTAAATGACCATTTGATAAATATGTTCTTGAACTTCCTGATACACTTGATGTTATATCAAAACTTGCATCTGTTAGATATACTGGCGTTCCAAAACCTATTTCTATTAATAAAACTGGTTCTATGTTACCAGTTGCTAGTTCGGTTTTTACTGCACTTGTTAAACCTCTAGCCATTATAAACTCTCTATAACATCAAACTCGTATGTGAATAATAAATTACCATCTTTATCATTTTCTGTTGTTGCAAACTCTTGAACATCACTTGTTAAATGTACTTTAAAAGGAACTGAATCATAAGTAACTGCACTATTGTCAGATAATGCAGTTCTTAATGGTGGCTCTATTGTAACTGTGGCTGAATTACTAGAACTGGTTACATCATCTATAACCATATATACTTTGTCGTGTGCAAACTTTAATAGATCACCAGCTTTTAATCTACCAGCACCATCTCCAGCAAAACCATCTATTGCTATTGTTGTATCTGTAGCACTGTGAGAGCCATTAACTAAAAGAGTTCCAGTTTCGTTTCCTTGAGCATTTAGGTAACTAGGCATAGTTATTGTAAAATCTTCTTTTCTTGATCTCTGTTTCATTATAAATGCCATGATGGGTGCAAAGTCTGATCTTTTCATGGGTGGATAACTTACTGTAAAACTAAACCTTTGACCTTGTACTTGTCGTCTAAATGATTTGCCACTATCTGTTTCAGAAAATAAAGTCTTTTGATTGCTTTGTAAATTAATCGCTGTAAAACTTGTATTTGGTAATGTACCACTCATATAATCGCCATTCTTCCTTTTTCATTTACAGCACTATTAATTAAATTAACTAATGTACCTCTGCTATTAACTAATAACTCATCAAATCCTCTAGCATCTACTGTATTGATATTAAAGTTTACTGTTATTGATTTACCCATTCCAAGCTTATCATTTGGTACAATAGTTCCAGCTTGGTCAGGTACAAATAATTCAGCACCCTTTTCACCTACAATACTTGGTCTACCTACTGGGGGTCTACCACCTTTTTCAAATCCTTTTATTTTGTTTACTAATCCCATTCCAAAAGCTATTGCTCCAGCTACGACTGGAACATTGAAAGGAAAAGGAATGCTTTTAAAAGTTTCTAATGCTCCTAAAAAAACATTAGTTAATGCTTGTACCATTGCGTTATTTTTAAACATTACCATAAATTTTTTGAATGCAAACTGAACAGCTTGTCCTATCAACATTTCAACAATCATTCTAACTACAACTCTAGCAAAATCTTGAAATTGTAACTTGCCAGTCATAACAAAATCAGTAAGTGTTTTTTTCAGTTCTCCAAAAGTTTGTTTTCCTATATCTTTAATTTGTTGAAACCCAGTTTTTTGAGCATTTACAGCTTCCATAAAACCATCTTTAAAATTTTTAACTGCTTCACCTATCAAACTCAAATTTTCTACTGTTTTATCTGCACTTTCCTTTGAAATAAGTCCTTTTGAATTAAAACCTTTTATAGCTACATCTATTTCTTCTAAAAATTCTAAAACTGATTGTTTCATACCACCAATTTTATCTCCAGTAGTATCTACCTCTAAACCTATACCCTCAAAAACTACCTTAGTTCCTTTACCCATTTTATCCACAGCTTTTTCTAAATCTGCCATAGGTGTACTTAATCTTTCAGCACTTTCCCTAAAACCATCAAAAGTTTTGATATTTTCTTGAAAAGTTTCTTCAGATATTATTCTTAAAAACCTCATTGATTTATTTAGATGTGTAACCATGTTTGCATATGCACCCACAACACTACCTAACATAGCCCTGATATTATCTAAAAGACCTCCAACCAGACCTATTAAAAGTTTTCCTTTAAAACCCATTAATAAAAATCCTATCAAACCAATAGTGGGTAAAGGTGGTGGTAGACCTTTAACAAAATTAATTAAATTTGACATAGATTTACCAATAAAATTAAAAATAGGAGAAAGTGAATCAAGAACACCAGCACCAAAAATCAACACTCTTGCTACAGACCTCACTATAGCTTCTCCCATTTGTTCTGCAAATTTTTCAATACTGCCAAAATTTTTAGCTAAAGATTTTTCAACTAACTCTGCACTTGTTTTTAAGGCAACAAAAGGTGAGCCGTCCATGACTGCCATTTGAAATAAATTAAATTTATCTCCTATCATTGAAAGAGTACCATCAAAAGTCTTAGCCATTTCATCACTAGCACCCACTATTGACAATGTGCCTTCTCTAAATGCTTTAATAATATGTTCTTTAGATTTTTCTGCACTCATTTGAACACCAGCTTCAAAACCTAATAGTTCTCTTACACCTCTTTCTCTAAATAAATCAGCAGAGTTGATACCAGCAGAAAATACTCTTTGTAGTTGTTCAGCAGTTGTTTGAAAATCTAAACCTGATGCAGATGCTATATCACCAGTTATTTTTAATATTTCGTTAAGTTCGTCAGCATCTTTAGAAACTACCGATAGATTTGCTGAACCTCTTTGAATTTCTTGTAATGAAAAAGGTACTTGACCAGCAAATTTAATTAAACCTTTAAATGCTTTCTCACCTTCTTTTGCATCTGCAAATAAAAATTTAAATCTTACTCTTAGTCTTTCTACTTCTCTTGCAGTATCTAGGAAACCTTTAGCTACAAAACCAGCACCAAGACCAACTAGAGCATTACGCAAGTTAAAAACAGAATCTTTTACTCTATTTATACCAGCAGTAGCAGATTTCATAGCTTGTCTAGTTTTATCTTTAGCTATGATGTCTATATTAACTTGTTTAGTTGCCACTTATCGCCTTGCCCTTTCTAATCGTTCTTGTCTTTCTCTTTCTTCGTTTTGAATCTCAAAATATGCTACCCATAAATAAAATTCATCAACTGACATTTCTAAAATTTCGGCAACTGTTTTGTGTAGTTTTTCTGCTAACCCAAAGATATTATGCAACTCAACATTATTTTTTAGTTTTTTTTATTGTCTTGTATATCTTTGTTTTCCGTACCCATTATTTTAGTGGCAACATCTGCTATGATATTTGTATCAGCTTTTGTCTTAAAACCCAAAACATCTTGACCAGTAAACATTTTTTTACCATCTGCTGTTAGAGATTTTTCAATAATAACATCAATCAAAACTAATAAATCTGTGTTACTTGCACCTTTGAAAATCTTTTGCTTCTCCATCATATTAAATGGTTTACAATGAATAGCTTTATCGCCAACTAAACCCCACTCTGGAACTTCAATAATTTTAGTATCTAATGTGCTAAAATGATCTCTAATACCATCAAAATAATCAATTTTATTGTCAGTCATAAATTAATTAAACAGTTCCGATAGTAAGACCACCAGTACCCTGAATTGATACAGTTCTAGTAGTAACACCATCTAAAGTAACACCCACTGACATTCCAGTTACAATACCAGTTCCAGAAAATTTTCTATCGCCAGATTCATTTCCCTCTGGTAAAAATGCAAATGTTAATTCTGCACCTTGCACTAAAGTAGTCTGACCACTATCAGTTTCATCAAAGTTCATATCTATACTAGCAGTATATGTACCTCTACCAACTAAGAATGATTTCATTGAATTGCCTAACGCAGTATCTTCTACTGTATCGTGTGTAGTGTCTACTGTAAATCCAGTTGCATTGCCTAGAGTTGTTCCTCCTATTGTTACAACTCCTTCTTTTCCATGATGTGTTGCCATTTAAACCTCCTTTATTGAATATTGGCTATTTTTTATTATCTTCTTGTTTTATCACTTTTTCAGTTTTTTGAACAACTTTTTTTTTACCTTCTAAAGTATATCCAGCTTTTTCAAAATGCTCTACATAATCCTCTGAACATTTAATAACATCTTCGCCTTTTTTCATAGTCACTTGTTTTGACATTATGCACTCCCTCTTGTAAATTCATAAATTACTCTAGCAGTTATTCTTACACCACCATAAGGGTATATAGTTCCCTCATCTGTTGATGCTTCAACAATCTGTGTATCTAAAGCATTACCATTTCTAGTTATATCATTATCTAGTGTTTCTTCAACTACTTCTATTAATTGATTTCTTACTGTGTCTATATTGCTATCTGTACCTTTTCCGAAAGCTACAATTAAAAAATCTATACTTCCTCTATAACTTCCAGCACCAGTGTCACCTATGCTAGATACTTCTCTTGTTTCATCTCCAGACTGAACAAATAAAGCTGGAAACTGTGCATCTGAAAGTTCTTCTACTTCAAAAGGTTCTCTAGTAATTTTTTTAAACTCAATAGGACTTGTAACGGCATCAAGTTTAGTAATTATATCACCAGCAATGTTTTCTCTTTTGCTCATATCTTCATTTCTTTGAAATAAGTTTTTGTAAACTCTTGTCTTATCTTATCTTCCTCTTTGTCTCCAATAGAAAAAAAAGGTCTAATTGTTTTCTTTTTCCCAACTCCAAAAAAATCGTGAAATGATGCTTTTTCATTTTGATCTTGACCTCTAAAAAACAAGGAACTTTTTAATCCTTTAGTTTTAAAGGTTAAACTTCTAAACATTTGTCCAGAATCTTCTAAATCTACAAAACCAGTTTGCCTTCCCTTTTTTTTTCTCCTTTTTATTGTAGATTTTGCATAAGGTTTCATTCTTCCCCCATCTGGCAACAGTCCTTTTTTAGTTCTTTTATCAATCATAAATATTGCCATATTAGAAACTTTGCTTAATGCTTTTGTAACAGATGATTTTTGTTTTCTGGTCATTCTTTTGAGTTCGTTTACAACATTAATAGTATTCACCTTAACTTGTACTTCCATTATCTGACTAATCTTAAATGATGTATTGGTTCTTTTTCTGAATCACTTACTGCACCAGAACTATCTTCGTCATATTCAACACCATCTCTTAATATAGCTTGAAATTCCTCTTCATACCTATCTCTGTAAAAATCTATCTGCACTTGAAACGCATCTTTTCCTTCTCCAGTATCAGGATCACGCCATTTAGTAAGAATAGGATAAACATATTTCCATAAAGCCAGATACACTACTGATTGTGTCCATTGTGCATTAGTTAATTTACTGTTGGTCATTTCAACAGATGTAACTTTAGTAATATCTTTATATCGTACTTGGTGTCTGTATCTTTCCCACCATTCCTCTCTAACTCTTCTTATTACATCATTTTCTGCAAATTGTAACTGGTC